TAATCTGTATTTTTCAGGATTTAATGTTCTTAATTCCTTTCTTCTTTGACTAATTGCTTCTTTACGTTTTTGATAACTGTTAACAGCATGCATTTTAGCTTTATCATTGTTATTAATTAGCCAATTTGCATGCATAATATCAGCACATGTTTTACAAACATGCTTTAAACCATCTTTTCTAGATAAATCTTTAGTAAAGTTATCTAAAGTTTTTAATTCTTTACACTTGTTACACTTTTTCATATCATTTATTGTTTATATAAACAATGTAATAAATAAAAATGTATTGTGCAACTATAAATTATTAAAAATAATGGTTTCATAATCCATTATCCAGAACTTCTTATCTCTCATCTTATTTATCTAATACTTTTAATGAAGGATGTTTACTATTATTTGCAAAATAATCTACAAATTCTCTGATATCTTCAGGTGTATCAATGTAATACTCATAGTAAGTATCCATGATTACACGCTGTTCAGCAAGAGGTGGTTTACCATCTTCAGTAGCTGGTACACCTTTCTTAATAATTACACTTCCTTTTTCATCAAGTCTAGGAAACATATGAGGCTTATCTTTACTCTCTTTACTAACAATAGCTAATACTTTTGTTGTAGGATCATAGATTACCTCATTAAATGGACATTTTAAATCAATTGGTAACATTCTAAATGTTTTGTTACCATGCCAGTCTGTGTTATAGACAAACATACTTTGTTGCATACTTTTTGGTTTTTATATTAAATTAATTTCTGGATGAATTAAGTAACATGTTTCCTTTTCAGGATCATATTTATCACATAATTCTCCAACTTTTATTAGTTCTTTTACATCTATTTCTAATATCTCAGCATACTTATCAAAATAAGCTTCAGGAAAGACATAAGACTCCACAAAAACCCATTCTGGTGTATGTATACCATAATAGTCAGTTAATAGCTGTTTAGAGCGTGTAGACATCTTTGAATATTTACCATTTATAAAATGATCATAATCATCTTTAAAAATGTTAAAATCAAAAACATATAGTACACTGTCTTTGTCAATTGGTAAACAATAATCTAACATGTAGTGTGTTACCAAATGTTCTCTTTCAAATGTTTTCCATTCTTCAGAATCATCTCTCTTATATACACAAACAAGCTTTCTAGAATCTTTATCAAACACACCTTCCCACATAACATATGTTTGTATAGGTTTGTGCTTATTTCTCTTCTTAAATCCTAGTAAAGGATATAGAAAAGTAAAAGACTTTTGAAAGTATTTGCGATACAAATCATTCATCATATTACAAGTTCATTGTGAATTAAAAATGGGTATGGTAAATCAAAATTTCTATTCTCAAAATGATAGATTGCTTCATGAAGTTTAGAGTTTGTATCTCTAATCCACATTTTTAGAGTATCAGCAGATATTTTGATTGCTCCAACTTGCATGTATTGATCTATAACAATGAATCTAAATTCAAAATCATAGTCAGCATATTTTGGACTATCCAAATATACACTTTTTACTAATATATAATACATTGAAGCTTGAATCCAGTATCTATAATACTCAATTGTGTCTTGAAAAGAATTAATATCTTTACTAGTTTTCTTTAAGTCATTGACTCTGATTACTTTATTAGTATGATCAAACACAAGATTGTCAATAAAACCTCTTAAACCAAATGGTAATTTCTCTGGAAAAGCAGCAAGCTCAACCTCATTAAACATCTCAACTTCATCAGTAATTTTATCTTTGGTGTAACCCATAATCTTCATTACATGGTCAGAAGCTTTAATAATTTCTACTACATCTTTAGCATTGTCATACATTGCATGATCAACCTTAGTTTTACCTTCACAGTTTTGCATATATTCCCAATAACTTCTATGGTCATCAGTAAGTATTTTATCAATACGCTGTTGATCAGTCTTTAAAGTCTGATACAAGTTCATGTCTACTAAAATATCTAATATAGCATGTTCAAAATGCTCTAGTAGATATCTAGGATCACCCATTGCTTTAAGTTCTGAGTAATGAACAAAAAGTCTTTCTAGTACTTCTTTTGGATTTGCACTAGGAACACTAGTTGCCATTAGCACAAACTCTTTATCAAAGTCATCAGGATTTAAGAATAAGCAGTGTATCAGCTTACCTTCAATCATGTTCTTGTCAGATGTGTCATCTTTTTGCCCTAATATATAGTGCAAATAAAATAGTTTAGGACTGTACAATAACTTATTCAAACCTGAATAAGACATCATAAATGTTTTGTCAAAAAATTCTTCTTGTTTTTGCAGCATTTCTGCTTGCGTTGGCATTTTAAATACTTTCATTTTTACAATTTTGCATATCTCTTAGAAAATATCTTCCTAATATATTACCATTATAACTATTGCTGGTCAGCACATCAGCTTTAATTTGATGTGCCAACTCACAATAGTTGAGGTATTTTTTAGTACAACATAATTCTAAAATCTCTCTTTTATACATTAATTTTCCTTCTGTTTTAATCTCTGCAGTAAGTTCTTTACAACTACCATAGTAATCTAACCAGTTGGACTCTTTAGAAACTCTTTTGATTTTCTTTCTAGTACCTGTTTCTAACTTTTCTTTTTTTGTAACTGCAGTCTTTTTGGTAAACTGCAAACTTTTTTTGCCAATGTAAAATTTACCTGTTTTAATGTGGGTAATTCTGTATACAAAACCTATAAGGTTCTGATAATCAGGCAGATCTTCAATTTGTGTAATTACTTTGTTCTTACATGAAGGTAGTATCCAATTGCTCATAATGAAATGTTTGTAACAAAACTACAAAATAATTTCATTTAAAACATTATACTTTGCAACTGCTTTATCTAAAACAGGAATAAAAATATATGCAGCTTTTTTTATACCATGGTCTTTTACCATATCACTAAAATCTTTACTTAGTGGTATGTAACAGAATGGTATATTAAACCTATCTAAATAGTACTGCATGCTATCAATACCTGCTTTGTCACTGTCCATATAAGTAACAACAGCTTTATACTCTAATTTGAATCTATTGATTATCTTATCAGAAAGTTTTGTATTCTCACTATCAGGAGCTATTACATCTACATCTAGTCCAGGAATACTTTTGATTGCCATACAATCTTTTAAAGAAGATGTGATTATTAAAAACTTTTTACCTTCTATTTGGTCAATACCTTGAACATGTTGTCCAAGTTTCAAAAACTTCTGTTTGCTATTTATTGGCTGATACAGTTTATACAGTTCATTATTACTATTAAAGTAACCATATACATTCTCTTTTGCTACAGTAAATAATTCATCAACAAGATCATCATCTATTTTTTTACACATAGTGTAACTAGCAATAGGAACAACATTGTACTTGTTTAGTAAATCACTTCCTATATTATACTGTAACCAATATTTAGCATCATTTGTGTTCCATTCTCTTGTTATGTAATCTGATACAATCCATTGAGATATTTGAAAATCTTTTTTAGGAATAGTTTTGCCACCATTTAAGTAATCACTATAATCTTTCATTATAGTATTTATGGTATATGCATAATCTTTTTTCCATATGTGCATCATTAACTCAATAGCTGAACCACCTTTACCTGTAGAAAAACACTTGTACTTATACTGACCACCTTCTTCATAATAATATATATACATAGAAGGAGTTTTTTCATCAGGATTAAATACACTATGAATTCTTACTCTTTGACCTCTAAGAGGTTCTGGTAATTGCAAATAGTTTTCAAATATCCAGTCACTTGGAACTTCTTTGATATCACATACAAAATTCTTTAAACTAAACATAACTTGTTGGTTTTAAATGAAAAGGGTAGACATTACATCTACCCTTATCTTAAAAAATAAAACACATTTTAATTATGGAAGCTGTAAGTCATTTATATTATTTTCAAATACAGGAGCTGAAAATACTTCAGAAGCTGGAGCAAAACCTGCTGTTAATGATTCATTACCATCTGTTTGAGGAGTTTCTGCTGTCTTTTTAAGAACAATATGCGCATCTTCATTGAATGGAATTAACTTAGCATCATCTGCAGTGTTTGCATATGCAAATTTACCCTCAGTTCTTTTTGGTAAATATAATGCATAACTTGGATATTCAGAACCTTCTTTGAAATATTTTTGTGCAGCAATTGTAAAATAGATTTTATAACCACCTTTAATAAGAAAAGCTCTTACCTCAGCTACAAGATCTTCAATAGTTGGTGCATCAATGTTCATACCTTGAAATTGATCTAACAAGTTCAATTGTTTTAAGAATGTACCTAAGAAATTTGTAATTGACTCATCTCTTGTGATAGTCTTACCTTTGTATTCCCAGTCTTTAAAGCCATATTGATTAGCTTTTACATTACTAGTTTGACCTTTATAGTTACCTTTAGAAGGATCTAATCTATTGATTTGAAAACCTTCAAAATCATCACCTAACTCAGGACCCATTAAGCTAAATATCAAGTTGTATTGATTTGCATCATAAGGAGGTCTTTCTAATTTCAGATCTAATACTGTACATTGGTGTGTACCTGGTTGTAAACCTTTTTGAACATATGTACTTTCTGCTGCTGTAAAATTGTTTAAACTAAAACTCATTTTTTCTAATTTTTAATGTTATTAATTAATCTATAAATACTTGATCCCAGTGTGTTGTTACTGTTCCATCTTCTGCAATTTCAGAGATAACAATCTCTTTATTTCTCAGATGTTCTGGTCTTGCACCACATAGGATATCATCTTGTGTCTTAAAACTCAAGATATTTTTGTTACCTTTTCTCACTAAGTATCCAATAGCATCTGCTTTGGATGTAGTGAATATTTTTAACTTGCCTGTAAGATTTAAATCTAAAGCTTCAAAGCTGTTACCATTTTTCTCTAACATAGTGTCTTTTACGTGACCTAGTAAGATTAAATGAGGTGTAAGTGCTTTAAATCTTTTGATAATATCTTCAAAAGCTTGTCTTAACCATGGATATCCAGCACCATTTGCCATATTAAGGATGGTTCCATGTTTAGCTTTACCACCTGTTGTGGCTGTAAACCAGTTTGCACCCATAGGAGATTTTGAATACAAAAACTCTGCATAAGATACACACATGTTTTCTAAAGCTGATATTGTGTCAATAGCAATATACTTGTATGGCTTACCAGCATTTATAATTGCCTGTTCAAGATTGAACAAATCTTGTATAGTAGTAATTTTAATCTTTACTGCTGATACATAGTCAGAACCATCTTCTAAGTCAATCAATAAACTATCTTTCAGTTGTGACAACAATGTTGTTTTACCTACTTTAGGTTTACTAAAGATTACAAGATTTTTAGGACTTTTTGTAACTGCTCCTACTATACCAGTAGGTAATGAAATACCTGGTACTACAGCTGTCTCTGCTGTCTTTTTTACTTCTGCCATTTTTTACCTTCTTCAATTAAAGTATTTAACCATTTTTTATTTGATAAGGGCACTTTGTTCACAATACAATAGATATCTCTAATTGTCATTTGTGCATAGTGATTATCTTCTTTTTCTGTAAAAGGTTCTTCTTCTAAAGAATCAAAATCAACTGT